TTATCAAATGACAAGTACAAAGAGTTTAGAGAGTGGATAGAACTACAGGCAGAGATATATGCCAAGAATATATTAGGTTATGACACATCAAATTTCTTTCTAACTGATAGTTGGATAAATGTATGTGATGCTGGTGGCAAACAACTACCACATTTCCATATTAATTCTGCCGTGTGTGCCTTATATTATGTCAACTTTGATGATTCGTCACACTCGCCAACTTATTTTTATCGTCCTAATGAGAGTCAAAAATATCCTGATTATTATTCATATATGTTGACTAATCATAAGCACACCAAGTATAATGATATTAATGAAGTGGTAGGATTAGAAGGTTCGTTGTTACTGTGGCCATCTAATTGTGTTCATGGTTATAGAACTAATCATACAGAAAATAGAATTACTATATCCAGTAATCTGATGCCTAGATATATTAATTCTTTTGAAGTTATGCCACTAACAAAAGATGAGAGACACACTGCCATGACAACATTTAGATCAGGTCAATTATGGGATAATCCCGAATTATAATATGGAAGTTATCAACGTACTACCTACGCCAGTGGCGATCATACCTTGCCCATTTCATGCTAAGGTAAAAGAAACTGTGCTACAGGAGATAGAGGAAAAAGGATTTAGTGATCTCTCATTTAATACTGGTTCAGAAGATTTAAAACATATAGGACATTATTCAGTATTACATGATGATAGTAAGTATGGAAGATTTAGAAACTGGTGTGAACAACAGGCAGAGTTGTATGCTAAGGAAGTCAAGGGAGATTATATACAGGAGACAGTTCAAGTTACAGACAGTTGGATAAATGTAGCAGACAAAGGTGGTTTCCAATATCCACATTTCCACGGCAACTCTTACTTATCTGCAATATATTATGTGAACTTTGATATACTAGAGGGTAAACATATACCCACACATTTTATGAAAGATGAGTCAATTTTCACACCCAATATGCCCTGTCTGAATTTTATCAGGAATAAGAATACACAACATAATCAAGTTAATGAAGTGATAGCGAATGAAGGCGAGTTGATGATATTTCCATCACATATAACACATGGATATGAAACAAATAGTGGTGAAAATAGAATCACCCTGTCAATGAATTTGATGCCCACTATAGTTACTAATGGGGATTATGGTTGGCGATGTGTCAATTTGAGTGCAAATGAGAGACTTGAGGCATTTAACCATAAAGAGGGGTTGCCAAAGAAAAAGTAATCTATTATAATTAGTAAGTGAGAAACAAAACTATCCCTCGCGCTGGGGAATCTTGATTCGACCCTCGATTCCTGTATTCAGAAATGCGGCAACTGGTTTTTGTTTCTCGACACCCTACTTATCAGAATCATGGCACATTGGCAGGCAGTTGTTAAAATTAACAACAGACTATTCAGAACACAGTTTGAAAGTTTGAGTAATTTTGGTGCTGATGCCAAGGCAGAGGCGATAGGTAGATATGGAACTGAGGACATACAGTTGTTTCCTAGTTCTAAGAGGCAGTGACAATTATATTAGTGGCACAATGTAGTTGACAGTATCGAGAAAAGATACTATTATAAAGAAGTGGAGAGAGGGTTTGTGTTTGTTCCTCTGCTCCACTTCTTTTTTTATTATGAAAATTCCTATCACTATTGAATCTGTACATCAACAAGAGGCATTTGATTGGTATATTATTGCTATGAAAGATTACGGCACTGCTGTTAGAACACTTGATATAATGAAAAAATTATATCAATATCAGGAGAAAGGCATTATTGAATTTATAGGCGATCTTAAATATCAATGGCAATATGCTTTGAGGTGGAATAAAACAGAATTAAAGAAAAGAGGTATAATTAAAAAACACACAAAAGGAAAACACACTTATTGGACTTTGACATGACAAATTTAGTATTTCATCAAGCAACTCAGAAAGTCAAGGTGCTTCAATGGACAGAGAAATTATGTCGTTGCCTTGAACAACAATACAGAGATTATTCAATACGCTCTATCATTAATAATCAAAACATGGCAGATAAACCTGACCCATTTCTACAGGAAAAGGTTACTCAGATTGAATCGGGAGAAGATGATAGAATTAGTTTTTTCATAGAAAAGGGCAGAAAATACTATAAAGTTTGCCTACGTTGGAAACAAATCAATCGTCAGTTTAAAGATGACATAAGCGTACACTGCTTTGTTGATAAGTTGACAGGCGAAGTATATAAACCAGCAGGGTGGAAGAAACCCGCTAAACACGTTAGATTTAATATGAGTGATGATGTCAACAGAGCAAAACTTTACAACGTGTGTGATTGGGCGGGTGGTTATCTCTACCTGAGATAATGCCTAACGTACTAAATAACTAAAAAGAATAAATTATGGTTTGGGATTCACTTACTTCCGATACGGAAACACTAACTAAGGTTAAGTTAAACCAAGTAGATAGAACTAAGAAACAGTTGCAAGCAGCAATGAGAACTATAGGTAATCTTGATGAAAGATTGACTACACTAGAGTCTATGGTTCACTCTGCTTTACTAAAACAACAAGATGACATTGCCGCACTTGTTGTTCAAGTTAATGAACTGAAAGGTCAACTTGAATTTAAGGAAGCATCAAAGAAATTTGACATGGACGCTATGCCATCTGAATTTGGTGGTATCGGTGCTCCGCCTCCAGTTGGGTAGTTGCCAAACTACAAACAATATGTAATACTAGATTTGAACACACAATTTTTTTATGGAAGATGAAATGATTGATCTCTATGAGATCGCTGAGTCAAATGATGATTGGATTCATTCAATAGAGGGAGTCGAGGAAGTATTCGACCCTGAGACACAGAAACTACTAGCACAGTTCTAAAACTGTCACAATGCCCCTAGAATCTAGGGGCATTTTTTATTATACTATGATTATTGACACAAACACTATGGAATTGAGAGATCATCAAAAAGACATTATACAGTTGATGACAACACAGCAAAAGGGCAAGATACTTGTACCTACTGGCGGTGGTAAAACAATGTGTATGATACAAGATGCTAAGTGGCGGTTCAGTATGCCTATGCCACAGACCATAGTTGTTGTTGCTCCTAGAATATTATTGGCAAATCAATTATGTTCAGAGTTTCTTGAGCATATTGACAATGTGGCAGTGTGCCATGTTCATAGTGGAGACACACATCATTTTCAAACTACTCGCCCCAAGGTTATGGAGAAGTGGTATCACAATACTGTCAAGAATATCTTGATATTTACAACATATCATTCACTTCACAGAGTACAGGAAGCACAGGATATTGAGGTGGATACAATTTACTTTGACGAGGCACACAATTCAGTACAAAAGAATTTCTTGCCTGCTGTCAAACATTTCTCAAACTATGCTAATCGTAAGTACTTTTTCACTGCTACACCTAAGAACAGTAATGTTCCAGACATGGGTATGAATGGTAAAACATTTGGCAAAGTTATTGCTCAAGTGCCTGCTCCTGATCTTATTGCTAAAGGTTATATCATACCGCCCAAAGTGAAGGCAGTTAAATATCCAGTTGGATATTTTGATAGTCAAGAAGAAATTGACAAGAAAGTTATCCTTGATGCTCTCAAAAATGAGACACACATGGACAAAGTGTTGGTCACTGCCAAGTCAACTACCAATATTCGTAACCTTATCACAAAAACAGATTTTCAGGCAATATGCCATACTATGAAATACAATGTCTTATGGATTACATCAAAGTTTGGTGCTATCATCAATGGCAAGAAAGTAAACAGAGAGACATTTTTCAACTTAATGAACAAGTGGGGCAATGACCCTGAGAAAAAGTTTGTTATGTTTCATCACTCTATATTGTCAGAGGGTATGAATGTCAGCGGACTCACTGCTGCCATTCTTATGAGAAACCTTGATCTTATTACTATGGCACAGACTATTGGTAGAGTTATCAGACTTGACAAGAGTGATGCTGACAAACTAAAATCAGGAGAACTAAAACCACAGAGCGAGGGTTTCAAAAAACCATTTGGCAAAATGTTTGTGCCAGTGTACAACAATGTAGGTATCTCTACAGAAAAGAGATTACAGAATGTTGTTGACACTATCTTTATCAAAGGAGAGGCACAGGAATCAATTATCAACAGAAAAAAGTAACTAGATAGTACAATGGAATCAAACAACATGGACAAAATCCGTAACCTAAGTTTAGCAAAAATGGAAGAACATTATGCTAGGAGAATAGAGGAACTAATTGATGAAATGAAACTAGAAGATGCTGAGTCATTATGTCATGAAATGACATTTGAGGGCAAAGAGGGCGAGGATTGTGACCTATTTCTTGATGACTTAACTGATTGGTTAGATCAACCATTTCCAGGCACAGATTTACGTTTTTACGATAAAGATGAGTAAGGAAGATAGACAAACTAAAAAAGAGTTAATGAATATAGTCTATCCTAATCACTTAAAGTATTTAAAGAAACTCAAAGCAGCATTAAAACGTGACCCTAACGGACTCAAACCAAAGAGAAAAACTAGGAAGAACTACAAAAGCAAATGAATGAACCATTAATGTTATTTGCCATTGGCATCAATAAGTTTACAGTTAATAATTGGGCAGAAAAGAAACCTAAGTTGCTCGAAATGATTAAACTTAGTGATGATGATGTTGCTTTCCTTGATGCTAAAGAGTGTAAGACAGACTACTTTAAATATAATACTCGCCCGCCATATTTTGATGAATTTTGTAATGTAATGGCGGAAGAATTAGATGAGATAGTACAGGTATTCACAGAGGGATTGGCAGACAGATACAGAGGAGAGTGCCCAGTTAAAAGTTTAGATGAGTGGCAATTATGGTCACAACAATATACTCAGGGAGAACATCATGGCGCTCATAATCATGGCATGATGAATTTATCATGTGTACTATATGTTGAGTTTGATGAAAAGGAACATTTAGGCACATCATTCTATTCGCCATTTCCTAATCCTTATTATGGTACAATACACAAAGCACAACCGCCTGTCAAGGAGGGAGAGATAATTGTATTTCCATCATTATTATTACATGAGTGCCCAGTTAATCCATCAAAGAAACAAAGAACAATAATGTCATTCAATATACCAATGGCGTGACAGTTGACAAAGTGGCACACAGAGGGTTGTATTGTTGCCATGATGTACTATTATATAAATGTGAGAGGCATGGGTGGGCGACCCCAGAGGAAGATGCCCTTTAAGTTGAAC